TTTGGGTATGACATTCATGATAATATTGTAGCTGAAATACCTGAAGGTCAAAAACTACCTGATAGCTATTTATTTGACTATGATTTTGAAGGACAAGTCCATGAATATCCATATACAGAAGACTTTATATTTGATATAGATACAATAGTAAAATCATTAACACGACAAAGTTTATAATGCAAAAGTTATTTTTTCAATCTAGTTTACCTAGAGCAGGTTCAACCCTATTACAAAATATTTTAGGACAAAACCCAGATTTTTATGTAACACCAACTTCCGGTGTTTTAGAATTGGTTTATGCCGCCCGTAACAATTATTCAAATTCTGCTGAATTTAAAGCACAAGATGATAATTTGATGCGAGAAGGATTTAGACAATTTTGCCACGATGGTGTTACTGGATTTTTTAAAGCAGTAACAGATAAACCATACGTAATGGACAAAAGTAGAGGATGGGGATATCATAGAGATTTCCTTGATTTCTTCTATCCAAACCCAAAAATTGTTTGTATGATTAGAGATCCTAGAGCAATATTTGCCTCTATGGAAAAAAACTTTAGAAAATCCCCCGAATTAGATAAAGGTATAGTTAACCATGCAGAAATGTCAGGTGTAACCACGGAACAACGCATTGATATATGGGCTGCAGGTGTTCCGGTAGGAATGGCATTCCAGCGTTTATACCAAATGATTAAAGAGGGAACAGACAAAAATATGTTATTTGTAAAATATGAAGATTTAATGAAAGATCCTCAAGGTGAAATGAATCGTATTTACAAATATTTAGAAATTCCTCAATACGCACATGATTTCGATAATATAGAACAAATTAACTCCTGTAAAACCTGATTGGAACGAAGTTTTAGGAAAAAATGCAAGTGGTTGGATCAAAAACAACTATGCATGGTTCTATGAATATTTCGGATATATTTAATATTTATAAACAAAAAATATGACAACAACCTGGACAATCCCAAGCTTAAAACGTTTAACTGATGACGGTTTAGTAGTACAAGCAACTTACATTTTTCAAGCTCAAGAACAAAATTTTATCAACCGTAAAGTAGGTGATATGACTTTTTCTGGTAGTATAGATGAGCCTGGATTTATTCCTTACGATCAACTTACTCAAGATGATGTATTAGGGTGGGTATTTGCTGAATTAGGTGATCAAAAAGCTGTTATTGAAGCTGAAATCACCCTAGCAACAGAAACCCAATACTCAGCATCAATTTCAAATCCATATTCAAATGGAGTTCCTTGGAATTCACAACCACAAGGATAATATAAAATTTAAATAGTTATGATTTATTGGTTTACCGGACAACCTGGAGCAGGCAAAACAGTTTTAGCAACTGCTCTAAAACAAGAATTGGACAATACTTTCCATGTAGATGGAGATGATTTACGTGCCATTTTTGATAACAAAGATTATAGTGAAACTGGTAGAAGAAAAAATATTGAGCTAGCACAACAACTAGCTCATTTTCTTCACAATAAAGGAAACAATGTAGTTGTTTCTCTAGTTTCACCATACAAAGATCAACGCGAAGAATTCAAAAACAAACTTGGAGAATCGCTAAAAGAGTTTTATGTTCATACTACTGAAGTACGAGGTAGGGAAAATTTTCATGTTGAAAACTATCAACAACCAACAGAAAATTACCTTGACCTAGACACTACAAATATTTCAGTTGAAGAATGTTTACAAAAAATTAGAAGTTATGCAGAATTGGAGCAAAAAAGTCCACGTACAGTCATCACTGGAATCTAAACCAAACCAATATGCTATGTTTATTGGTAGGTGGCAACCACTACACGATGGACATAAAGCATTATTTCAACAAGCTTTAGATGAAGGAAAAAATGTTTGGATTGCAATTAGAGATGTTGAAACAACTGAATCAAATCCATTTAATGCTCAAGAAGTTCTTGAAAATATTGGAGAAGAATATAAAGAACTTTGTGGACAAGGTCGAGTTAAAGTTAGTATCATTCCTGATATATGCTCCGTTGAGTTTGGTAGAGGAGTGGGTTATGATATTATTGAGCATATACCCCCTACTCAAGTAGCAGAAATCTCAGCTACAAAAGTACGTGAACAAATGCGTAAAGAAGGTAAGCTATGAAAACCAAAATAAAAAAATTCCAAATTCGCTTTAATGTTAATAGTCAATCAGAACATGAACGTTGGCGCCTTATTGAAGATGGCAAAGAATATTTAGTATCTGATATTATCATTGATGGTCACACCTATACTACAATGGATTGGATGGAAGATCTTCAAGAATATAAATGGCATATTAGCTGTGAGGGATACGTTAATGTTCAAAACAATGTAGCATATGTTGTAACAGTAAAAGAAGAAGCTGTTATGACCCGACATGTCTTAAAAACATTATCTTATCGTATTTTAGGTACTTTAACAACTGTTTTAACTGCCTATGCTTTAGGGGTTTCACTTGAATTGTCTTCATTATTGGGTGTAGGAGAACTTATGATTAAACCTACATTATATTTTTTCCATGAACGAGTTTGGTACAAATATATTAGGATAGGAAAAAAGAAATAATTTTTTTAATATTTTTATATTCTTATCAAAAGGCAATATTTATAACAAAATTGTAAATGGCAAACGTATTACAGAAAATATTTACTCCTACTGTAGACGAGGTAGTACAAAACTATACTATTCAATCTTGGCATGTTTCTCAATCAGTAGATGCATTTACTGGAACTGAAGCTTATGATATTACATTATCCGGGTCTTTAGTTGTAACAGGTTCTGTTGCTATCAATGGACTATCTAATGTACCTCAAAACAGTGTTTTATTATATGATGATGTTACTGGATTAGTATATTATACTGCATCATCTGCTTTTGCCGTTAATAACTTTTATACAAGTAGTATTACTCAAAGTATTACAAGCAGTACAGTAAATAATACTATTAACAACAGTACTATTAACCAAACTATTATCAGCAGTAGTGTAAACAATGTTGCTCCTTCTGATCAATATGTCCAATACAATAGTGCAAGTTTTTTTGGAGCAAGTGTAAATTTCCAATATGTTTACCCAAGTGAAAGTTTACAACATGGTAATGGAACATCAGCTATTGGAAACTATTCCCATGCAGAAGGAAAAGATACCCGTTCAACTGGAGGTGCTTCTCATGCTGAAGGATTCGGTACTTTAGCTAGTGGTCTTTATTCACATGCTGAAGGGTATACTACAACAGCATCAGTTGATTATGCTCATGCTGAAGGAGATAGATCAAGAGCATTTGGAGTAGCATCCCATGCTGAAGGACAATTAACTCAAGCAACAGCAACTGGTTCACATTCTGAAGGTGGATCAACCCAAGCAACAGGAAATTATTCACATGCTGAAGGTTATGGTACTATAGCTAATAATGCTTGGTCTCATGCTGAAGGTTATGGAACTAATGCTAGAGGCATTGGAGCCCATTCCGAAGGAGAAATTACAACTGCTCAAGGAAACTACTCTCATGCTGAAGGACAATCTACATTATCTCTAGGAAATTATTCTCATGCTGAGGGGTATTTAACTACATCATCAGCAGGTTATTCCCATGCTGCTGGGGTAGGAACTGTATCTAGCGGAATTTATCAGTTTGTTGCTGGAAGTCATAATATATCATCTTTAAATGCATCTGCGTTTATTGTAGGAAATGGAACAAGTAATGCTTCAAGATCAAATTTAGTATTTGCTTCTGGCTCTACATTCCAAGTTACTGGATCAGTAGCTCTTACTCAAAACTTAACTGTAGGTGGAGGATATAGACCAAATACCCGCCAAACAGACTCAGCATTAGACCCAACACTTTTAGTTACTGATCATGTAGTATTTGTTGCTCCATCTTCACCTGGGGGAATTATTTATCTTCCAGCGTCACCAGTAGCAAATATGCAAATAGTAATAATGAGAACTGAACTCACACCTTCATTTACTGTTCAGCCATTAGGTGGATTCCTTATAAATGGTCTTTCATCTTATGTATTCCCAAATACAGCGTTTACTAGAAAAACATTTACTTTCTTTGGAAGTAGATGGTGGGTCGATTCAAATTAATTTGTAATTTATTAAACTATATAATACATGTCAATCGTTTCAGAAAAAAAGTTCTTAACAGAAGAAGAATTAACAACATTAAAAGAAATTCAATCAAATACCCGTGCTCTTATTTCTGAGTTAGGTGAAATTGAATTAATTAAAATTCAAGTAGAAAATCGCCACAATAATGCAAAACAATTTTTAAACGACTTATCTGCTAAAGAAAAAGAATTTACTGATTCTATGCTTACTAAATATGGACGAGTTAACATCAACCCAGAAGACGGTGAAATTACCTTGATTAATTAATCTGGGTTGAAATACACCATATTTATAATAAAATAATTTATAATGGCAGAAACAATTGTCTCACCTGGTGTATTAGCAATAGAGAACGACCAATCATTTGTAACTCAACAACCTGTACAAGCAGGTGCTGCTATCATTGGCCCAACCGTTAAAGGTAAAGTAGGAATTCCTACTCTAGTAACTTCATATAGTGATTATTTAAATAAGTTTGGTGCTACTTTTTTAAGTGGAAGTACTACTTATACTTATTTTACTTCTATTGCTGCTTATAACTATTTTAATAGTGGTGGAACTTCACTTTTAGTAACTCGTGTTGTAACTGGATCATTTACTTCTGCTACTTCATCTTTAATTCCTTCATCAACAGCAGCTACTTCAGCATCTGCTACTCTTGATTTAACTAATGCAGTAACAGTTGCTTATACAGCTTCATTTAATGGTATAGATGTAATCCTTTCAGGATCAACAACTCAAGAAGTATTTAATAATGCTACATCTTCAGGTGTAATTCCATCCAACCCAACTAACTTTTACACAAATACAACTATTAATAGTAGTGCTTCATTTAATGCTCCTACTATGACTATAACTTCCACTAACCCAAATGGTTTAGCTGGAAATTCATCTTACTACATTTCAGGAAGTACAATTGTGTATTATACTGGTGGTACAAACACTGAAGCATTTATCCTAGAGACCATATCTGAAGGAGAAATCATGAATAGTACTGGCCCAGTAGGTCAAAACAATACCCTTCTTTCAGGATCAAGTGAAAACTATAGATGGCAGATTACTTCTCCTAATGTAAATGATGGAACATTTTATCTTTTAATTCGTCAAGGAAATGATACTGTTATTTCTCCGTCTGTTTTAGAATCATGGGGTCCATTATCTTTAGATACGAACTCACCAAACTATATCGAAAAAGTAATAGGTAATCAAGTTGAAACAATTCAATTTGATCCTTCAACAGGTGAATATTATGTTGAATTGGTTGGAAATTATGCCAATGTTTCAAAATATGTTAGAGTAAAACAAGTAAATACTCCAACCCCAAATTACTTTGACAATAATGGAATCCCTAAACCAGAATTTACAGGTTCAATTCCATATTTTTCAAGTGGTTCTTTTGGTGATGCTACAGGAAAATTATTCTATGGAGGTGACAACAAATATTATGAAACTATCACAACTACCAATAATATCCAAGGTATCCCAGCTAGTGCATATACTGAATCTATTTTATTATTAGCTAATAAAGATGCATATAACTATAATTTATTAGTTGCTCCTGGGTTAATATCTAGTATGGGTGGTGTAGCTGCTTCTGCTATTACTTCTATGATTGACACTGCTCAAAATAGAGGTGATATGATGGTAGTATTTGATTCTTCATTATATAACTCTCAAATCGGTAGTGTATTATCTAATGTTGCCGGGTATGATACTTCATATGCTGCTACTTACTGGCCTTGGGTTAAAACAATTGATCCAAATACAGCTAATCAAGTTTGGGTACCTGCGTCTGCTGTAGTTCCTGGAGTGTATGCTTTTAATGATAATGTTGCTGCTCCTTGGTTTGCTCCTGCAGGTATTAATAGAGGAGTATTAACTACTACTATTCAAGCAGAACGTGTATTAACTCAAAATAATAGAGATACATTATATCAAGCAAATATTAATCCTATTGCTACTTATCCTAATACTGGTATAGTAGTATTTGGACAAAAGACATTACAAAAGAAAAAAAGTTCTTTAGACCGTATTAACGTACGTCGTTTATTGATTGAACTTAAAAGCTATATTTCTCAAGTTGCTGATACATTTGTATTTGAACAAAACGATGCTGTTACTCGTAGTAATTTTTCATCTATTATCAGTTCATATTTAGCATCTGTTCAACAGCAACAAGGTTTAACCGCGTTTAGAGTAGTAATGGATGAATCTAACAACCCACCTCAAGTAGTAGATAATAATCAAATGGTAGGACAAATTTATTTACAACCTACTAGAACAGCTGAATTTATCATACTTGATTTCAATATATTACCTACTGGTGCAACATTTCCTGTTTAATAGCACATTTTAAGGAAATTTTAGATATTTATAATAAAAAATACGATGGCAAATTTCACAACTTCTCCTGGAGTAGCAATTAGCGAAATAGACAACACTTTCTTAACTGGCCAACCAGTACAAGCAGGTGCTGCTATTATAGGCCCTACAGTTAAAGGCCCATATGAAAAACCAGTACTTGTAACAACTTATTCAGACTTTGTAACATTGTTTGGAGATACTTTTATTAGTGGTGGTAACTCTTATTCTTATTTAACTTCAATTGCTGCTTACAATTATTTTAATTATGGAGGAACTTCATTATTAGTTGCTCGTGTAGCAAGTGGTTCTTATTCGTCTGCAGTTAGTACTCCAATTCCTAACATTTTTACCTCTTCATCTTTTTCTTTAGAAACAATTTCTGAAGGAGTTATTATGAATAACTCAAGTTCAGTTGCTGGAGCTTCAGGTTCATTGATTTCAGGATCAGCTAATAATATTCGTTGGGAAATTACAAATGCCAACACTGGTTCAGGTACATTCAACGTATTAATTAGACGTGGTAATGATATTGAGTCTAATAAAGTTGTATTAGAGGCATGGAATAATTTAACATTAGATCCAAATTCAAGCCGCTATATTTCTAGAGTAATTGGTGATCAAAAACTCCAATACAATTCTAATACTGAACAAATGGAATTATCTGGAAGCTTTCCAAATAATTCAAAATATGTCCGTGTAAAATCAGTTAATTATCCTACACCAAATTATTTTGATGCAAATGGTGTTGCAATAGTAGCCTATACAGGATCTATCCCAGTAAATGGTAGTGGTTCAGCTGGTGGGTCATTTAGAAATGCTGGAGGAGATGTAAGTGGTTCAATTAAATTATATGATGAAATTGGTGTTAATACACAAGGATTAATAGGTGATGATTATAATAATATGATTACACTTTTAGGTAATCCTGAAGAATATCAATTTAATGTATTATTTACCCCAGGTTTATTAAACGATACTCATACAGAACAAGTTACAAATATTATTGCAAATACAATTGCAAGAGGTGATAGTATGTATGTAACAGATCTAGGAATATACGGTACTAAACTTCCAGAAGCAGTAACACAAGCTCAAATGCGTGATACTTCATATGCTGCTACTTATTGGCCTTGGGTTCGCATCATTGACCCAGGAACAGGAAAACATGTTTGGGCTCCAGCTTCAACCGTAATTCCAGGTGTATATGCATTTAATGATAAAGTAGCTGCTCCTTGGTTTGCACCAGCAGGTATTAACCGCGGTGGATTAAGCACAGTTCTTCAAGCTGAATATAAACTTACACAAGGTAATCGCGACACATTATACAGCAATAATATTAACCCAATTGCAACACTCCCTCAACAAGGTGTAGTAGTATATGGTCAGAAAACACTACAAAAAGCTCAATCTGCTCTTGATCGTGTAAACGTACGTCGTTTAATGATTGAATTGAAAGCTTATATCAAACAAATTGCAGACACAATTGTATTTGAACAAAATACTATTTCTACAAGAAATTCATTCTTATCAAGAGTTAACCCATACCTAGAAGCAATTCAACAAAAACAAGGATTGTATGCCTTTAGAGTTGTAATGGATGATTCAAATAATGGACCAGCAGTAATTGATCAAAATCAATTAGTAGGACAAATTTATATTCAACCTACTCGCACAGCTGAATTCATTTCGTTAGACTTTATTTTACAACCAACAGGTGCTCAATTCCCTGTATAAAAAAATAGAAAACGGAATATTTATAATAAATTAAAATAGAAGCAAAATGCCAATTCTAAATCCAAACGAAATATTTTTCACAGCGTTTGAACCTAAACAATCCAACCGTTTTATCCTTTATATGGATGGTGTCCCTGCATACTTGGTAAAAGGAGTAGGTGCTGTATCTTTAACACAAACTGCAGTTGCTCTTAACCATATCAACATTCAACGATATGTGAAAGGAAAAACTATTTGGAATACGATTCAGTTTACATTATATGAATCAATTACTCCAAGTGGTGCACAAGCAGTAATGGAATGGGTACGTTTAGGCCACGAATCAGTAACAGGCCGTGACGGTTACTCAGATTTCTATAAAAAAGATATCCGATTCAACGTATTAGGCCCTGTAGGTGATATCGTTTCTGAATGGGTAATTAAAGGAGCAGTTATTACAGAAGCTAACTTCGGTGATTATAGCTGGGATGATGATGGCCAAGCAGTAAATATCCAAGTAACTGTACAACCTGACTACTGTATCTTGAACTACTAAGAACAAAACAACAAAGTATATAAAAGCTCCAAAGAAATTTGGGGCTTTTCTTTTTCTTTTATATATTGTACTTATGAAAAAATTAATTGCACTTTTATTATTAGCTAATATAGGATATAGCCAATATTGTCCATCTTTAGGACCTGATCAAATATTACCTTGTGGTATAGGATCAACTACTTTAACCGCAAATTTAAGTCAATGTGGCACAGGAACAAACCCTAATCAAACAACAAATTATGGTGTTTCTAATATACCATATGTTGCTCAAACAAATACAGGGACTCAGTTATTTATGACTGATGATTCACAGCAAGGTCCATTTAATATTGGATTTAATTTTTGTTTCTTTGGAACTACATATACACAATTTTGGATAGGATCTAATGGTTGGATTTCTTTCAGTGGAGGTCAACCTGTAACTTTTACTACTCAAACTATCCCAACAGGTAATTTTTTAGTTCCTAAAAATTGCATTATGGGTCCTTGGCAAGATTGGCACCCAGGAGTAGGTGGTCAAATTAAATATCAAGTACAAGGAACAGCTCCATGTAGAAAACTTATAGTTAGTTGGATCAATATGCCTATGTTTTTTTGTACCGCTACTACAGGTACGTTCCATATTGTAATACATGAATCTTCTAATATTATTGAAAACTATATTCAATCAAAACAGTATTGTGCTTGGCAAGGTGGAACAGCCACTCAAGGAATTCATAATAATATGGGTACAATTGGTATTACTGTCCCTGGAAGAAATTCTACAGTATGGGCCGCAAATAATGATGCTTGGAGATGGACCCCATCCGGACCAGTAGTTACTCCTACTTTAACATGGTATCAAGTAGGTAATCCAAATCCAATTGGAACAGGCCCTACTATTAATGTAACTCCAAATGGGCCAACTCAATATACTTGTCATTTAACATACCCAATTTGTAATGCTGGTTGGTCTGCTTGTAATGGAGGAGCTAGTTTAGGTCCTGATACTGTATTAGTTGTACCTGGTCCTCCAATTCCGTCAACTGGACCTATTAGTGGATTAGATACTATATGTTATTTAAGTTCATATGAAATGTATAGTGTTCCCTCTCAACCTACTTACAATTACCTTTGGAGTAGTGTTGCTCCTATCACTTCAGGACAAGGAACTAATATCATTACAGTAGATTTTAGCTCATTTCCTGGAGGATTTATTCCTGGAGCTATTCAAGTAACTCCTGAAGAAAATGGATGTACTGGATTGCCTGTAACTATTGATTTATTTGTTTTAAATGTTTTACCTACAATTGATCCTATAGGACCATTTTGTGAATACGACGAATTTGTTACTTTAAACGTAAATCCTGTTGGAGGAATACTTAGTGGTGTAGGTATTACAGGTAATGATTTTTACCCTTCAAACGCAATAGGAACTAATGTTATTAATTATGAATATACTTTAAGTGGATGTACATTTGATACAACAACAACAGTAATAGTTAACCCTCAACCAACTCTTGATTCAATTTCTCCATATAATCCATTTTATCAAGTTTGTGAAGGTGATTCTATTGTAACTCTATTTACTGCTTTATCAAATCTACCAGGATATAATGAATGGACATTTATGGGAACAACATATCAACAAGATGACATTTCTATTTCATTTGAAACCCCAGGAATGTTTCCTTTATCAGTAATTCATTATTCAAATGGATGTGCTTCACCTATTCAAGAAACTACAATTACAGTAGCACGTTGTCCTGAATTGTTATTTTATGTTCCTAATTCATTTACACCTGATGGGAATGAACATAATAATGTTTTTCAACCTGTATTTACAAATGGATTTGATCCATATGATTTTTATTTAGTAATATTTAATCGTTGGGGAGAATTAATATATGAATCATATAATTCTGCAGAATATTGGGATGGAACATATAATAATATACCATGTCCTGTAGGATCATATACATATAAAATCCAATTTGGTTTTAAAGAAACGGATAATGATCAAGTAATAATAGGAAATATCAATCTTGTTCGATAGGCCAATATTTATAACCATATGAAACTAGATAGTTTACGTACGTTAGTTAAAGAGGAGCTTAGTAAGCGACTAAATGAGGAATACCAAGACAAATTCAAAATGGTAGGTATGCTCATTACCAATATCAAGAAACGCCCTCAAAAAGAAATATTTTCTGACATCCGTTCTATCCCAGGAGTTACAGTAGCCTCTGTAAAAGAACCAATGGAGTATAGTGAGCAAGATACAGAAAAATTTCAATCTATAATGACCGTTAAAGTAGATGGTCATCCATGGATTGCATCTAGTGGATTCGACCGTTCAAAAATGGAAGATATCCGCAAAGCTATATTAAAAGTAGAAGGAGTATTATCATTTAATGTGAATCCTGATAATATTTCTGCTCTTTAATATATGTATATAGGACAATTAAGTTATAATAAATAAAAATTATGAGCGAATTTAAGTTACCAACTGAAACTATCGAATTACCTTCTAAAGGTTTACTTTATCCTGAAGATTCTGAATTAGCAAAAGGTGTTATTGAAATGAAATACATGACTGCTAAGGAAGAAGATATCCTTACAAACCAATCATATATTCAAAACGGTACAGTACTTGATAAATTAATGAAATCATTAATTGTGTCTAAAATCAATTATGATGATCTATTAATTGGTGACAAAAATGCAATCATGGTTGCATCTCGTATTTTAGGTTATGGTAACGAATATACTTTTACTTATGGTAACGAAGAACACACAGTAGATTTAACTACTCTAGATAATAAACCACTAGATGAAAATCTATTTGCTTCCCGCACAAATGAATTTGAATTTGTTCTTCCTAAATCAAAAAATACAATTACCTTTAAACTTTTAACCCATAAAGACGAACAAGAAATTAATCGTGAACTAGAAGGTTTAAAGAAAATTAATAAAGATTCCTCTCCTGAGCTTTCAACTCGACTAAAACACATGATTCTTTCAGTAAATGGAGAACGAGATCGAAAAGTAGTTCGAGAATTTGTAGACGGGTTTTTACTCGCACAGGATTCTCGAGCATTAAGAGAATATATTCGCGAGATTCAACCAGATGTTGATCTAACTTTTTTTCCCAACGGCAGCGACACTAGAGTCAATCTCCCAATTGGGCTTAAGTTTTTTTGGCCTGACCTATGATATAGTTCCTCAAGTCAGAGCTAATCTTTTTAAACAAATACACGAAATAGTTTTTCATGGCCAAGGTGGTTATGATTGGGATACAATCTACAACATGCCTATTTGGCTTCGTAAATTTACCTTTAACGAAATAAAAAATTATTACGAAGAACAAAAAGATGCCGTTGAAGGAAAACAAAGCAGCGGGGGAAGACAAACTGTAATCGGTTCTGATGGTAAAGTAAAAGTACCTGAATTATTGCAACAGGTTAAAAATGCTAAAAAACCACCTAAATATGGCTAAAAATATTAATCTTTAATATTTATAACAAAATATTCTGAATGGCTGAAAAGGACGAAATACAAAAACGCATAAAAGAAGAAATTGTTAGACTTGACAAAGCAAGTGCTAAAGCCTATCAAGATAAATTAAAAGGATTAGATGCTATAAATGCTAGTCTAGATACATATCAAAGTCTTTTAAACAACATCAAAAATGATGTTGCTGATATGAATAAAGGTTTTTCTGGGATATTAGGTGAAATTAAAGCAATAGTTGGTGAATTAGAAAAAGGAAATAAATCTACAAAAGATGCTACTAAAGCATTTAAAGGACTTGAATCTATAGCATCAAAACTTAAATATGACCAGCAAGGGTATAATGATTTAAATGCAAATCAATTAAAAACAGAAAAAAGTAAACTTAGTATATTAGAAAACCAAGCAAGAGCTGCTGCAAAACAATTAGCCCAAGATAAAGGTATTGTAGATCTTGCTCATACAAATTTATCTTTTAGACGTGATTTATCTGAAGAAGAAAGGGCTATTCTTGAAGCTGCTAAAGAAGGTTTTACTGTATATGAACGAACAAATGAACTTCTTAAAGAAAGAATTAAAGAAGAAGAAAAGATAAATAGAAAATTAGGTGTTACTGGTGCTCTACTTACTGGAATGAGTAAAATTCCAATAGTAGGACCATTACTTAAAACTAATGAAGCCTTAGATTTAGCTAGAACAAAAGCCAAAGCTGGAGGAAATGCTTTTCAAGTAATGGGTACTGGGTTAGCTAGTATGGCTAAAAATTTTGCTTCTTCATTTGCTGATCCATTAGT